AAAGAAAGTAATAGCTGTACTTAAATCATATCCTATTAAAAATCCTATAGTTAAGTTTAACCATAGAGCTGAAAATGGAGATATGTTTATAGACACTGAACCATTATTAAGTTATATAAAATCGGTACAAGATGAACATAATGTACTAGTACCATCATTTACAGCTTATGTACATCCTAGTATTAAGAAATCTCTACACGCAGAGTTTATTAGTGTTAATATTAAAGCTAGAAAAGAAGATAAGAAGAAGCTATTCTATTATACACAAACCGGTGATAAAGATAAAGCTATGTACTACGATAATATGCAAAAGACTAGAAAGATATTTAATAACTCTCTATCTGGAGCATACGCTAGTAAGAGTACTATACTATATAATCCATCAGCGCACTATACATTAACATCAGTAACTAGATGTGTTAGTTCTATAGGTAACGCAGTAACTGAATCTATTATATCTGGTAATAAGATATTTAGAGATCCAGATAGCGTATTGAACTATATAAGTAGCGTACTAGCTAATGCTGATATGGAAGCTCTACAGAAAGTAATAGATAAATATGGTATAGTATATCCAGAAGTATCTGATGTTATGCTTATGGTTAAAGAGAGTACTGAAAACTTTTGGAATATACCAGCTAAATTAGATTACATTAGAGAATACTTAAGTAAACTAAGTAAACTAGAACTAGCAGCAGTACTCTATACAAATGATCTGCTTAACTTTAGAAGATTGAATAAAGATATTATGGTTAAACTTATAGCTAGACTTAGTTCTACTAAAACTGGTTATACTACACCAGAGACTGAACTAGAAGATATAGAGAATGTACAAGAAGGTGTACAGTCGCATGTACATAATATCTGTCAAGATGCTATTAAAGGTAAAGTTATAGAGTATGATAAGATGGTAGGTAGTGAACTATTAGATCTACTAGCTTCTACTGCTAAATATGTAGCAGAAGGTCTTACAGAGTATAAAGATCTAATACAAGCTTTGCTTATTACTAAAGTAGGTCCTATCAATATAGCTTATATAAAAGAGCTTATGAGAAAGTGTATAGTATTATCAGATACAGATAGTACTTGTGCTACTTATGACGATTGGACTCGTTGGTATAAAGAGAACTGTAATGGAGAAGATAGAGATCCTATAGGTGTAGCATCTACGATGATGACAATAGCTACCCAGACTATGGACCACTATATTAAAACGCTATCTGGTAATATGAACTTAGATAAGAGTAAGTTTGAAACACTGAAGATGAAAAATGAGTTCATGTGGAATAGTTTCGTAACTATGAATGCTAGTAAGCACTACTTTGCAGATGTTTCTATAAAAGAAGGTAATGTACTTAGAGAACCTAAAGCTGAGATTAAAGGTGTACACTTATTAGCTTCTAGTATATCTGCAGAATATAGAAATGCTGGACATGGTATGATGGACGAGATACGTGCTACATTAAGAGAACATAAGAAACTAGATCTATATAGTTATGTAAAAAGAGTAGCTGATATAGAAAGAGAGATTATAGCTAAGATTAAAACTGGTAGTACTGAAGTACTTGGTACTGATAAGATAAAAGATCCTACATCTTATAAAGATGCTCCTGAGAAATCTCCTTATATACATCACTTACTATGGAAAGAGGTATTTTCGGATAAATATGGCTATCCTGGTGAACCTACGTATAATGTAGTTAAAGTACCTACTAACTTAGATACAGAAGCTAGAATGAATACTTACTTAGAGTCTTTAGAAGATCAAGAGTTAGCTAATAGGTTTAGAGTATTTCTTAAGAAGTATGGTAAGAAGAATATAGGTACATTTAGACCACCTATGAGTCTTATAGAAGGTAAAGGTCTACCAGATGAGATCTTTAACTGTGTTAACTATAAACGTATAGTAAAAGATAACTGTGGCATGATGTATGTTGTATTAGAAGCACTAGGATTCTATAAATCTTCAGATGTGTTAATTTCAGAGTTAGGATATTAGAGATATGGATAGTTTAAATACAAATTATAAAATGGTAGGTATGGGTCAAGTAGTTAAAGATAAACTTGAAGATGGTTATAGTATAGAAGTAACTATGGTAGAGTCTATGCCTACCTTAGAAGGTGACTATAACGAAAAAGAGAAGAAATCTCTTAATAATGTAAATATGTCTGGTAAGACTACATCTTTACAAGTAGAGAAAGGTAAATCTGTAACTGCTAAGTGGTTGAATCTATATAACTCTAATAGAATAACTGCTCCAGATGTTACTATAGGAGAGATGGTACATCTATTCCAATATGCTGGTAACGATGAATACTATTGGGCTTCTATAAGTACTAATATACGTAAGAGAGAGAAAGTTATATATGGATTCTCTAATAAGGATGATGCTAAACCTAATCAGCCTTCTGGAGAAGAACAATACTATATGCTAGTAGATACTAGAAATAAAGAGGTAGTGTTTCATACTGCTAATAATGATGGTGAAGCTAGCTGGTATGATCTTATATTTAATACAGCAGATGGTATAGTAACACTAGTAGATCAACAAGGTAACTATACAGAACTTAAATCTGTAGATGGTATACTTAATATAAGAATCAATAACGATATAGTTATAAACCACGATAGAGATCTTACTATAACTACAGGACAGAACTATACACATAAAATAGGTTCTAATAGAACTGTAGAGATAGGAGCTGAAGATAAAGAGACTATAGGTGGTAACCAAACTGGTAATGTATCTGGTAATAAGACTACAAAAGTAGGTGGAGCTTATAACCTATCTTCATCTGGTACATCTACTTGTAAATCTGGTGGCACTATGACTATGAATGCTCCTCTTATCAAGCTTAATTAGGATATAAGATATGGAGTCTACTATAACATCAACTGGTAGAATAACTAATCAATCTGGTCTATACCATGCTATAAATCCATGGGAAACTCATTACTTTAAACATACTATAGAACACACTGAAACTAAGTTATTTAAAGAAACCATAGAGTGGAGTCTATCTGGTAATATACCTAATGAACTTAAGATAGATAATAATGGTGTAATAACTGGTAAAGTACTTACGTTTAACTTTCAAGATGCTACTAAGGATAATATATACCCTAAAGAGAAGATAAAACTAGATGGTAGTAATTGGCAATCTATAGGTAGGTTTAGAGATGCTACATACGATTTTCAGTTTACAGTAACACATAAGTATCGTACTTGGGAGGTAGAATCATTAGTAGATAAAGATGGTAATGAACTACCTACATTAGCTACATTGAAACCATTATACTTAGAAGCTACATTTGAACAATATAAGACACAATTAGAAACTCTATTAGAAGTAGAAGGTACTGTAGCTAAGTTTAAAGAAGAAACTGTAAGTAGTGATGTAGATATATTAGTTATTAGGAATAATAACATAGATACACAACTGTTTCTAGAAGCATACCTACTAAGTAATTTTACTATAGTAGGAGATGAGATAGTAAAACATAGTATCTATAGGAATGGTAAGAAATATACCTATGATACATTAGAAGAACTAAAGAAGGAGTTTGAATAGCTATGCCACCAGTAGTAAGATTAACAGATATAGCATCAGGACATGGTAGCTTTCCACCTACTAATGTAATAGAAGCTAGTAGTGATACTATATGTAATGGGTTAGGAGTTCATAGGTTAGGAGATGCTATACAACCACATGCATCACCTTCACCTTCTCCAGTACACAGTAGAGCATCTGCAGTAGCATCTACAGATGTAACTTGTAATGGTAGAGGTGTTGTTAGAATAGGAGATGCTGTTAATTGTGGTGGTATATTAGTAACAGGAAGTGGGAATGTATTATGCGACTAGATAAACCTAAAACAGATAATAGAATACTGAATAATGTTAATAAAGAAGTAAGTGCTATTATAACTACTAAACGCTATGAAGTACCTGCTATAGCACAATCTAAAGAAGATAAATTAAATATGCTACTAGATAGTATAGATAGTGTAAGAACTAACGAAGATGGTTCTGTCTATATT